AAGAAGTGGGGCGTTGGAACGGATCAACCTCTGCTAAACATGATTATTCGTCATTCCGGTGATGTAAAGGTTAAGCTATTGAATTATATTTTTAATATTCAAGACCTTCAACGCAAGAATATCTTGGATGAAAGAATGTTATTTACTCAAATTGAAGGCGTTTATCATTTCAATGCTGTGCCGAATGGTGTTGAAGTAGTTAACTATTGGATGAAACGAACCTTTGATCACTTTTATAAATAAAAACTTATGAAACCAGAAAAACAATTAATCCTTTTCCTTTGGGTTCCAGTAACATTCGGAATGATTATGTTTGTTATCGGTGATTTACTTTGGGCATTTGGAAATCCTTGTTTAATTACCGATTATTACACGTCAAGGTTCAATGGTCCGTCGGAAGCGAATATGTGGATAATTAACAAAATGGGAACCTTTGGATGTATTATGGCTTTGCCGAGTTTATTTTGCTATTTTAAATTAACCTTTTACCTCTTTAAGAAATGAAAAAATACTGCTTAGTTTCAGACGATTCAGGTCATGATTATGTAATTCCAAGTGAACATCGTTTAGAATGGTATAAATTTGATTTTGATGATTATGATTTTGATCTACCCGATTGGGCAAGACAAGTTGAAGGCGGATTGGAATTTGAAAATCCAAATGAAGGAGCCAAATTACTTTTTCCAGAAGATAAATCTTCCACAAGACTATTGGAAGAAATAGAAGCGTGGTTATGCTTCAATAAAACTCCCGATGCTAAAAATATTAACGACCTTCACCAATCAATTAAAAACCATCTTGAAATCGAATGAAAAATGACTTGCAGTTCATAGATAAAGTAATATTTGAAAAAAATGACTATCCGCATACTGTACCCTAAAAGTATAACTCATTGGAAATCAACAACTTGTTTTTTTTTAACTAAATTTTGCCAAAGTGACTATATTTGTGTTTTCTAACATTTAAAATTTTCACTTATGGCAACCAATCTTAACAACAGTAAAAATTCGGCTTTTTCTGCGGCACAAATATCCCTTTGTTTATTGTTTTTGTTTTGTGGATTGATGGGGACTTGGGGAATGTATTACTTTGATAATGATGCTGATTTGAATAAAAAGGTGGCCTTTAATATTTTAGCGGTGGCAGGGTTCGGATTTTTAGTAAACTTTTTAACAAATATGTATTTTGGAGAATCAAAACGGCGAGATTTGGCCGAAACAACTTATGACAAACTGTATAATGTTGTAAATCAACTGCTTATAAAGTCGGAAACTGAAAAATTGAACGTTTTTGAGTTTACCTTACTTTCACAACTGTCTGACATCATGGCTGGATTGAGCAAGTATTGTGACGTGAACTTAGACATTATGAACAATCGTTATGAGAGATTAAAAAACAATCCGCCACAATATATTTCAACAATTTCAAATACAACCCAAAGCGTCTATGGTGCGGCTCAGAGTTATGACGAATTTATGGTCAAACATCAACACGCCCCAACATTAGCCAATTCAGGTTCGCAAGCAGTTCCGCCAACGAACCCCTAAGTTTTGGGGTACAATATGCGGATAGTCATTAAATAAAATATACTTTTAACAAATGACAGCACAATCATACTTTGAAAGTTACATCAATTCTGGCCAAATAAACGATGATACTGTTACCAGAATGAAAACTGATAAAGATGAAATAGTTTGGTTAATGGAAGATTATAGTAAATATATTCTTGATTTGACTCAACCTAATATAGTGGGAAGTTCAATTGATATGGACGTTTTAGATTATAACACAGACACTCCAAATTCAATAAATAACTTGATACGATGAAATCTGCAAAAGAAACATTAGACAATTTACTTGGTTGGAAAGATGCTGTACTTCCAGAACCACCAGAAACAATTTCTTACGAAAACTGCATTAATTTCATGGATTTTTATGCAAGTCAAATTGATGATATGAATGTTTCCGATGTCGATAGTTTGGATAGTTTTAACACGTATTTAGTTGAAGTTGCAAATACTGATTTGAATTTTCGGTGCAAGGTCAAGCAATTAAAACGGGTAATTGATGCGATAACAAATCATTAACAATCTAACCCTTGTTTATTTCGGGAAAGATACTTATATTTGTAAATAACAAAAACGAGAGGAAAAAATAATTGAGTAATCAATTTAAATTAAATTGGCGACCTTCGCCGCCCGACGAAAGAGACTTCAAAAGTCTTAGAAAATTATCTGCACCAGTAAAATTACCATCCAGTTTTAGGTTAACTCCTAATATTCCGGTTTATAACCAGAAAAACGCAGGAAGTTGTGTTGGTAATGGTTGTTCTGCTGCATTTCGATTTGAAACCGCCCAATTAAAAGGTAATTTTGATTTTGAACCTTCACGATTATTTGTATATTGGAATGCCAGAGATATTGACGGTTCAACAAATGACGATGCGGGAACTTACATTCGCTCAGGATTCAAAGCAATGAATAAAAGCGGATTGTGTTTGGAAAAATTTCATCCATATCATGACGATATCGCATCTGTAATTCAAAAACCTTCATCTGACGCCTATGAAAATGGTCTTAAAAATGTCACGGTTAAATACGCAAGGGTAGATCAGACTGAAACTGCTATAAAACAGACTTTATGTTCAGGTGCGGCAGTTGTATTCGGATTTACCGTTTATAATTCATTTTTTGGAAGTTGGTCTGAAACTACTGGAATTATGCCATTACCTAAGAAAAATGAAGGAATACAAGGAGGTCACTGCGTTTTCATATGTGGTTACGACGATTCTAAGAAGGCTTTTCTTTGTCAAAACTCGTGGTCGGAAGATTGGGGAACTGGTGCTGTTAAAGGTGAAGGTGGACTATTCTGGATGCCGTATTCATTCGCTCTTAATCCTAACGAAGCCGACGATTTTTGGTGCATAGAAGAAATCAAGATTGATAATGGCGGTGTTCCAGTACCACCAACTCCATCGACACTTGATTGGAAGACTGTTGCAAATGTATTATTTAAGACATCCAAAGAACTTTGGGCAGTAAAGAAGCCTACCTTACTTAGACTTGGTACTGCGTTGAACGTAGACGGCTTAGACGAAAAGAAATCATTCAGTTATAACTTTAACCTTATTAAAACATTTTTGAACCTTTGAAAACAATAGATGAACTTCTGGAAGAAGTGCGCGAGGATAAATTTCAAAACCTAGCCACCACTTCCTTTAAATTTAAAACCGACGTTTGGGAATTTTTCAAAGCGATCGAAGGTTCCGATAAATGGAACTGTTGTGAATTTGGTACGCATAAAGGAGGCACAAGCCGAATTCTTTCATTTTTATTTGAACAAGTATATACGATTAATCTTCCCGGAAATTTTGACGAAGCGCACCGTTTAAATTCTGATCGGAATAATATCCAATATATAGGAATGGATTTATATCGTACTCCGGTAGAAAACAATTTTCCTGCAAAGCCTTTAAATGTATTTTTAATTGATGCAGGTCACTCAACTAACCAAGTTCTTACCGATGTCACACGTGCCACTTTAATGCCACTAGGACTTGACGATGTTTATTTTGTTTTTGATGACTACGGACTGGCTCCTGACGTATTTATTGCGATTGAACAATTAATCATGTTTAAAAAATTGGAAAAAGTATGCTATATTGGGCATAAAATTGGCCATAATTTTGGCGGGAATCCTAATAGAATTCTAACAAAAGGCTCCGAAGGAATTATTTGTAAACTTATAAGATAGGAATGTATAATTGTCGACATTAAAACAGCTTGATATATTAATAAATCAACGAATTTGCCCAAATCCACTTCAAAATCCAAATTGTGAAAAGGTAATAACTCATAAAAACGAAAAGCTATGTAAATTATCAGCAAAAAACAATAGAAATTGTCAAAATTGTCGATATTATGAACGCAGATCGGTATATAATATTGAAAAATTATTATTAAATGAATGTGAAACATATTATTGGATTGGGTTTTTATTGGCTGATGGTAATTTTTCAGATATACATGGAATTAGTTTAAGTTTAGCATTGGCAGATTCGGATCATCTTTTGAAATTTTGTAATTTTCTAAATATCAACCGAACTACTGTTAATAAAGGTATGATTTGCGCTCGCGCAATGAATAAACCAATTGTGGATGTCATTTGTGAAAAGTTTAATATAAGTAAACGTAAAACATATAATGCTCCTAATGTTGAAATTTTTAAAAATACTGATAGAAAATTAATGTTATCGCTTATTATTGGTTTCATTGATGGCGATGGAAGTATTTTTATTAATAGTAAAAACAGTAAAATTGTATGTCTTAGAATAAAATGTCATGGATCATGGGTTGAAGTGTTAAAATTGTTTGCAGATTATCTTAGTCCTGCTGCAAAAGTATCAATTAATAAATTGGGATATTCAATATTAAATCTTTCTAATACGTTTGAATTAAAGAAAATCAAACAGGAAATTTTAGAATATAATTTACCATTATTACTTCGCAAATGGGATAGAATTGATATGGAAAATATAACAACACATGAGCAATCTGAAATTAGTAAATTGACAGCATTTAAAATGTTTGATGCTGGTATGAGTATAACACAAATTTCTAATCATATGAATATGTCATATAAAAATATTTGGAAATATTTTCAAAAATATAAAAATCAATGATAAACAGAATAACACCTCCAAATATCATTGCATTAAATGAAAATGAAGTGATTGTGTTTGGAAGTAATTCCCAAGGGAGACACGGTAAAGGATTTGCTAAGTTAGCAATGGATAAATTTGGCGCAATTTATGGTGAGCCTCGCGGTCATCATGGTCAAACTTATGCCATCGTTACCAAGAAAAACTTTTGGCAAGAAAGAAGTTCTACGTTGGAAGAAATTGGATATGATATTAATTTGTTTATTGAATATGCAAAGTTAAACCCTGATTTGATATTTAAAGTTACTTTACTTGGTACAAGTCTTGCTGGCTATTCAGTAGAAGAAATTGCTCCGTTATTTAAAGATGCTATACCTGTCAAAAACATTCACCTTCCCATCGAATTTTGGGATGTATTAAATCAAAATTAAATGAAAAAACTTATCAATTTTAGATTAATTCATTGGGTTCCGGTAATTGGATTAATTCCATTTCATTTTTCAGATTCGGCAAAAACAAATATTTCAACTAAACAAGATTTAATTTATTATTTATTTCTGTCAATTCTTCATGGAATTTCTACTGGCGCATTGGTAACGATGATATTTTTTTAATGAAAACACACTTATTTGTATTATTAGCTTTTGGATTAGCTGCTTTTGGGTTATACACCCATATAAATTCATTTATATATGCATCGTTGATCCTTTTTATTCTAACTGCTTATAACGAATTTAAATGTCAGAAATAAAGAAAAAATTTATCAGAACTGTTCCTGCTTACGATAAATATTATTGGGAAACAAGTGACGGTATAATATTTTTGGATAAATTCAAAGCAGAAGATCACCAAATGTACCTAGATGGCACAAAAAAGATTTGTGATAAATGCAATGGAAGTAAAGGTGAAAAATGGTGGGGTGAAGATGGAAGATTACCAGAAGGGTTCATTAATTGCAGTAAATGCCAAGGCAAAGGTTATTTAATTAAAAAAGAAGTATGGGAATAAAAGAATCAACCGGAAAACTTTTCTATGAATTGGATTGGGAATTCATTCAGGGAATGGCAGAAAGAATGGCTCAAAATAAAGGGGATAAGTATCCTATTTTCAACTGGAAACAACCTATTGACGTTGAAGGACTTAACCAAGCGTTAATCCGTCATTTCATCGAAATCCAGAAAGGTAACTATGACGATGATGGTCAATATCTTGGGCATTTATATGCGCTTGCTTGTAATGCTATGATGATTGCGTATCAAATGAAAAAAATCGAAAATGAAACTCCTGTTTAGTATTGTTTTTTGTTGCTTGACCTTTGGGTGTTATGCTCAAACGTTTTCGTTTGAATCTGCTGGTGGCAATATTCAACTATCGGCAACATCTGTAAATATACCACCATTAGGGCATCAAAAGGTTCAGCATATCAAACGAACCAATTCATATTCCGAAGATATTTATTCGTGGATTTGGATAATGAACACGGTGGAATATCATTTTGAAGCACATAATGGATGTATGTTCTTTATTAAGACTTCTTTGATTACACACAAGACGATCAAAACAATTAAAATTTTAGCCTCTAAAAATGATATTAAAAAATAAATTTGTAATAGGAACCTTAGTCCAGTTTTATGAATTGGAAATGCTGGATGAACATATTCATTCCTGCGTTAAAATGCTTGAAGGGATTGAAAACAAAGAAAATGTTAAATTCATTTTTAATGTTTCATTGCAACAATATTTGGAGAAGATTGATTGGAATTACTTTAAAGAAAAATACCCCAATTATAAATGGAATCTAGGAAAAGAAGAAGTTTCATTGATGATGTTGTTTAATGAACGAATATTTGCTCATAAATTTGAAATGAATATAGAAGTAACCTTCTTACATTCATTTGAACCTTTCTACAACATTGCAGCATTTAGACGTGACTTCTGTTGGGAATATCAGGATAAAGCAGACCAAATACTTTGGGGGGAATGTGACAGCCTTTGGCCAAGTCAAACACTTAAAATTCTTGATCAACTGCATGATGCAGTAAAAGAATCTACTCCTAAGTACATTGTTAACTTCGCTGATAGACGTTTATGGGATAACTCATTTGCACCATTGCATCCAAAATATGAAAATGTTCCATTCGTAGATGATGCAGATTGGCAATTCAATAGTCCCGATTCTGGTAAAGG